TGATTTATGGCGACCACTTCATTTCGGAACGATTCAGTAGCCGCCGCGCCTTGACGTGCTTCTTTAGCAACTTCAATCTGAAGCATCGGCAGCGCCGCTACAGCGCACATCCATTCGTCAACTTCTTTGCCCGTGTTAGGATTCGTCCCGCGCAAAAGCGTAAACCACGCGCATTTGAGCTGCACGCAATCCTTTTTAATTAAAGGACAAAAGTTTCCGTTCTTAAGCTCCATAATCAGTCTTTCGTTGCGATGATAACGTCTACATATTGAACGGCTAAATTAATAGCCGCCGCCGTAAGACTATGCGTGTGGGGTTGGCCATTACCCGCAGACCCTGTTGCTTGTCCACCGGCTATAGCCAAACCTGAAACGCCTGTACCAGTTGCAATGCCAACTTGAGGCTTATCGTAAGTATGCGTATGCGCTGGGATTTGATCTATAGTAAGCGTGGTGTCGCCCACCGTTCCAGAAATACTTTGAGAACTAAAAGCGGTTGTAAAAGCAACTGATCCACCTGTGCCTGCCGTCCCAGAGACAACGCGAAGCGCTTTATTGTTGTCAGCTACTGATTTTGTCCATCCTGTAGGGGCCGACGATTGAACAAACAGCATTTTTGTGCCCGCGGGCAAGGACGCCCAAGAACCAGAAAAAGTAGTGAAAGTAGCTGACGTAGGTGTCGTAGCGCCTATAATGGTGTTGTCTATAGTGCTGCCAGAAATAACCGCGCCAGAGATAGTGCCATTAACAAGGGAACTGTTAACAATAGTTCCGCCGGATACATAACCGCTACTAGTAATGTTATCAACGACATAGATCTCAACATTGTTACTATCTGTCAATTTAATTTTATATGTTGATGTCGGTAAAAACCAGATGTTACACTCGCCGCGGCCGTCCAAAATTATTGGATTGGCGTTAGCCGATGTGCCAGACGCATCTGTGTAAGTAGCCAGAGGCGTCGTTGTCCCAGCCGCATAAGTGTAAACCATGCCACCTACAAGCGGCTGGCCAGCAGCGTCCAAGAATTGCGCTTTAGGAGCGGGGCCGAGATTAGCCATTAGCGTGTAATTCCTATGTTATCGGTCACGGTCAGAATAACGGACGGAATAGCGGGGACAGGGGCCACAGCCGCAGCCGCTGTTATTTGACAGGCCGTGTCGTCAGTAGACCACATAAGTCGAAAATAGTCACCCGCGTTCATACGAAACACGAAATTCCACGCCGCAACAGCGGCAGCGTTATTGCCAGCAAGAGTGACTTTAGTGCCGGTGTTTGCTTGCGTTGTGCCGTTAATATCGGCCCATATCCAGACATTGTCTGCCCCGCCGCCAGCTTTATCCAACTGCGCCGAGAACTGGAAATTATAAATGCCCAATCTATCTACATACACCCGCGACGTAGGGGAGCCTATGTAGACGCCATCAGATAAATCTGTCGTATTAAATGTAACCGCGTAGGCAGTATTTATTACTGCTGCCGTCTGTGTAGTAGTGTCCGAAAACACGCCGTAGCGCGTGTCAGGATTTTGAGGTGTGTAAGCCGGAGCGACGGCAAGCGCGTCGAGCCCATTAAATACGGACATCTGCTGCGAAAGCCATTCCGCGCTGGGCGGCGTTACGCCGAGAGCCTGAAGAGCATTCTCAACAGAGGCTTGCGCCGATGACCAATTTGGGTCGCCCGGCGTCACGTTAAGCGCCTGAAGAGCATTCTCAACAGATGCTTGCGCGGACGACCAGCCCGGTTCATCCGGCGTTACGCCAAGCGCCTGAAGAGCTGAATCGATGAGAGTTTGTTGTGTCGACAGGATAGAATCGGCCGGACCGACCTGCAAATCTGTCAGCGATATGGGGTTGCTGCCTGCGCCGGCCAGATTGAACAGGCTAAAGAAAAACAAATACCATTCGCGCGAGATCAACCCTGTTCTGGGGTCAATAATGGGAACCCGCAGAGCCGGTATCTGAGTAATATTTACTGGGCTAGGCATTCGTATTACTCAGAATAAGTTCCGCGCCCATGATGGCGATTTTGACTGGGTCCGTCCCTGACACTTCATATACCCGGTCGCGGATTTTCAAAGTCATACCCAGCCGTCGCCAAATAGTTCTAAATCCGTAATGGCCTATCTTACCCATAGACTTCCAATGTTCGCTGGACCATGTGTGACCGCCATCATCAGACCAGCGAAGCATGACCTGTGGGTTAGCGCCTACCGTAACGCTAAAATCTAAAAGGATGTTATCGCCCGATTCAGTTGTAATCAGAGGGCCTGATTCAGACGCCAAAAGATCTACGATAATAGTGTCGTAGTCATATCCATCTAACCCGACGCCGGTCTCGCAATCGAGTTGCAGACTGTGTTGAGTCGTGCGCTTAAGATCATTCTGTCCTGTTGGAAGCGCGCGCCACCGACGAAGCCATTTTTGCACATCGCCGTTGTCGTTATACTTATCCATATCAAAGGCGTAGATATTGCCGTTTTGATAATCGCCGACAACTATTTCATTATTAAACGCCATCTGACAGTTACTACGGTGACGCGTAAATTGGTCATATTCCCATCCGGCGCGCTCATGCCATGCGCCGGTCGCCACATCATACACCCACGTTGTGTTAGCGGTCGGGAATATTAGAACATAAAAAGAGTGCCCATCCTGCTGGTATGTATAGCCTATTGCGTCCGATATATCGGAGTATTGCTGGATGTGCCATTCGACGGCGTGCGTGCTTACGCGTTTGCCCGTATAGCCATCCGATCTATAGACAACGCCTTTTCCGCGCGCGTCTGCGCCTAGCCAAAAGAGCCCATTATCCAGCTTTGCGACAGAATATGTCGCGGCGCAACCCAATTCGTTGAATGCGCCCTGAATACGCGCCAGCGGAAAATCCTGTAGCCCGGCGTTATACCAGACCTCGACTGAATTGGTGCCGAAGAGCCAAACTTCGCGGTGATCCACGATAAGAGATACGAGCCCATCCGGGGAGCCTTCAGCGCTGGCAAAATCCAGAGGATCTACCGAAAGACCATCCAACAAGGATGTGACCCAGAATTTCTGGCTATTTGGCTCAGTAAAAACAAAATAGCCATCCAGATAACCGACCGTAACCGCGCCGGGAAAATCGGCGTCTGTTATCTGTGCAAAAGCATCTGTGGTCAGATTGTAGATATAGCTCGGGCCATTGCAGGCGATAAATAGCTGCGTGCCATTATCAACCATGCTGACCGGGCCGGTTCCTGATACAGTCCCCTTGATAGTCGCGTTCCACGATGAATCTATGCGGTATAGTTTATCGCCCGAAACGGCGAAACCATACCCGTTATAAGTCCAGAGCCCGCGTATAGGGCCGCCCCCGGCAGCTAATAAAAATCGCAGCCCCGGCGCACGCATAAGATATGCGGGCTCTTTACCCCCCTCCGGCACAATTTCAGGGTATAGATTCACCATACGACTATTTGCAGCATTAATGCTGCGCGTAACGTATGATGAGCCTAAGATCGGCGTTTTCATTTAATAGCTCGGGTACCATTTAGTAGTGGTGACATCATAAGTCATTATCAGAGCTCGGCTAACCACAGCCGTTGATGCCAGAGCAATATTGCCCGCCGTAGTAGTCGTAAACAATCCTGTAGGGATAAGCGTGATCTGGCCACCACCAAGTGAAATCGGTGATGGCGGTGTGATCGTATCAATAGCAGCAGTTCCGCTTACGAACACGATCTGAGTGGTCGGAGCGATTGTAGCCGCGCTGGCAATGGTCGGCGCTGCCGCGCCAGTAGCCAAAAGACCGTTTGCAACTTGCGCGCCCGAATAAGTTTGGGTTCCCGTAAAGGTCTGCGCCGCATCCGTTCGCGCAATGGACGCGCTAGTAGTTGGGAACGTCATAACGGTCGCGTCAGTGCCCGCCAACGTCAGCGAGTTACTAACCGTAAGCGTTTTAGCGTCAGTGCCTGCCAGTGTCAGCGAGTTATTGACCGTGAGCGTTTTAGCGTCAACGCCTGCCAGCGTCAGCGAACTATTAGCTGTAAGCGTTTTACCGTTAGCAACCGTAAGAGTCGCTGAGGTAGCCGGAGCTGTAATGGCTAATTTATTAATGCTAGTGGCCGTAGCTACCCCTAAAACAGGCGTTGTCATAGTCGGTGACGTTAGCGTCGGGGTCGTCAAAGTAGGCGACGTAGCAAAGACATTAGCCCCGGTGCCCGTCTCATCGGTAAGCGCAGCGGCTAAATTAGCGGACGTAGGCGTCTGCAAGAAAGTGGCAACGTTTGTGCCTAGAGACGTAAGCCCTGTGCCACCCCGACTGGCAGGAAGCGTGCCAAAGGTGCCAGCGTCGATAGGTAGACCAGTGCAGTTAGTCAGCGTTCCTGCCGATGGCGTCCCAAGATTAGGGTTCGTCAACGTTACGCCGGTAAGAAACGTGGTTTTGGTTGCTTGCTGAGTAATGTCCCCCTGAACAACAGGAAGAACGGCTATGTCGGCGACACTGGTGGCGACAGGAAGATCTGCGATCTTAACGGTAGACATTAATAATTCCCCGCATAAATGTTATAGCGTTGACGTGTCCCGACAATGCTATACGGCAGCGCCATAATATCATCCGGGTTGTTGATTCTCTTAAGATTTCGCTTGCTATACATAGCAATGCGTTGCACTTGCGCGGACGGCTCTACGCCAAATTCAGGGGCCATTTCGCAGGCCAAATTATATCTAAACGCACGCAAATATCCTGGCGGAAAAGACAGCGGCGTGGCCAAAGTAGCCGCCGTATCAAGCGGCGTGACTGAGATAAGGTGAAATTCAAGTGCCCTGAGAGGAACTGGATACACCGTCATGGTGATATTCGGAAAAGACATATTTACCCACATGACTTGTGGATAAGTGCTAGTGACGGTCTTGACCGCAATACCATCGTATTGCTGCTGATTAATCAGCTTGATACCGTAAGACACATTGGTCTGCGGATCACGGAAGTATGTGGCGTCATCGACCAGAATAGGGCGACCGCCTTTAATAGTTGCTAAGATCTCAAACGAACTTTGCGTCGTAAGCGGCACCGATTCTTGCGTCGACAAGAGCGCGTTATTCAGAATAATGTCGCCGGTTGGCCCAATGTCCAGCTCACGCACACCGGACGGCCACGTAAATATCTGATCTTGCGTAGCAAATACGGCTAGACGTTCAGTGTTCCACGAGTCGATCATCTGATTCAGGGCGGTCAACGCGTCCTGAGATGTCTCTGCTGAAGGCGTTTCGCCCTCCGCTAAAACCCCCAAGAGCCTCAATGCCCCGTTGATCTGATCGCCCGCTGTCGTCGTCATTATCCACCTTTGGCCTACGCCCGCGTCTGCGAACAGTATCAGGTTCAGCGTCCGCCGTCACCTCATTAGGATCAAAACGCTCCCATCCATTCTCAATGTCGGCGTTTGCTTCCAGATCCATAGTAGCGACTTTCATCCCGTGGATGGGATGGCGCAAATAAATAACAGCCATTTTTCACCTATGGTAAGGGCCAGGCGGGCCGTGGCCCGCCCGTAGAGATTAACTTACGACGGCAGAAGCGGCAGCGAATACCAGTCCACATCGTCATAAGCAATGAACATAGCCGCCGTCAGGCCAGCCATCGTCAGAGAACCTGTCGTCGCCGTGCCGCCATTGATTTTGTCGCTGGTAGCCGGATAAACGAGCAGATTCTTAGCCGACGTATTGTTCTTAATAATGCAGATACGGCCAGCAGCCGCCGCCGGAAGTTTCACGCCCTTGGCGTCATCGGCAGCGCTAACGAGCGTGAAACCGCCCGCAAGCTGAGCCGCGTTGCCTTGGTTAGCGCCAGCCGCCGCTACAGTTGCCGAAGCAATGTAAAGGTCGCCAGAAGCCGTGACAGACGTGGTGCCGGTAACTGCCGCGCCCGAAAGCGTAGTAGCGCCGGAAAGTGTGCCTCCACTGATCGTCGCGCCCGTGATGGTCGTGCCACTCACGAGTTCGGGATCAGAGAAGGCAACACCGACAGGTTTAGTGTTAGGCATTGCCTTCTCCTAATGTTAGCCGAGACGATACAGAGACCAAGTGCCAGAGCCCGTTTTGCGGGCGCGGAACATCTGAGACGTGCCGGCCGTAGCCACCACGGTCATAAGACCCACCAGCGTCCAACCAGTGTTGGTCGTCAGCGTAATAACGCCGGTGCCGGTGCCATCGACGTTCATAACCGAAAAATCGAAGCTTTCGCCAACAGCCGCAGCGGACGGAATGCCGGCTTCCAGAACCGTAACGGTCGGAAGCTGGTACGCAGCCGCCGTGCCACCCGGCGAACCAAGCAGGATGCCGTTAAGCACCTGCGAAGCAGTCAGCGTAGCCGAAGCCGTTGCCGTGGCAGGAGCTGCCGTGGCAAACATATTCGGCTCATTGAGGTTGCCAGCGCCCAGCTGATAGCCGCCCGTCCCCTGTGAAAGCGGCGGCGTCGGGCCGAACGATTCAAGCGGATAGGAAGCGCCCTGAGTAGTGATAGCCATGATCTAAAACTCCTTAATTCGAGAAAGAAGGGGCCGAAGCCCCCTCTATTAGCCCCAAAGACGAACCGCCATCTGCGGACGAATGACGCTGTAACCATACAGAACGTCAATACGGCAGGGCAGTCGGTCGTTGTTGATGTCATACTGACGGACAACGCGGAGCGAGATACCGTTGTGGACCTGGCGCGAAGCCATGTCGACGCCTTGCGGCATAAGCAAGTCGGCGGTGGCGAACGTGATGGCGTCACGATGATAGATCAGGTTCTGCGGATACTGCGTCGAAGCAGCGCCGAGGAACGTGACAGCCGCAGAAGCGGCCGGCAGAGCGTCGACCGTGGCGAGAGCCTGGCCAGCCGAATACATCGCCGGGACAGTGACCGTAGCAGTGGTCGACGCGGTAACGTCAGCCAGAGCAACGAACTGATACAGCGAGCCGGTCGACTCACGGGTCTGCGGGTTGACGGCGTAGACGTTGGCGATGGTGAACACGTCGCCAGCCTTGATCGTCGTGGAGCCAAGACCCGTCAGCACAATGCTGGTCGAACCTTCGGCCGTAACCGCAGTGCTGACCGTCACGGTGCCAGCGCGCGAGCCGGTCGTAAACTGCTTGATCGACTGCGACATATTCAGCTCGTCATAGCCGAGAATGCCTTCACCGAACATGCCATTCTTGAACTGCTTGCTGATAGCCGAAACCGGGTTAAACAAGCCCTTCATGCCTTCGATCAGCGCGGCGTTAGCAGCCGGATTGACCGTCGCATAACGCGGCGACATGACAGCGGCGTTTTCGTTGAGCTTCTGCTGCGCCTGCAACAGAACCAGCGAGGTCGCCGGGGTCGTGCCGGGCGTGCCGACCGAGTTGCCAATGTATTTGAACGAGTTCGCAACGTCAGCGTCGATGCTGGCGGCGAGCTGCGAAATACGCGGCTTCAGCACGCGTTCCGCGAAGTCGTCCAACTGCATCGTCAGTTCGGCGGTCGTGAAGTTCACGCCGATGTGCTTCTGC